TTCCCTTTTGCTTTATATCATTAAATAATCTATCAAATACCTCTCTATATTCCTGGTGTCTTTTTAGATTTCTAATGTGAATGTCCGCAATGTGATAAATTTTCTTTAATTTACTCATATTTTATTTTAATATACTACTACTGAAATTAGATAGCTTTTCTTTTAATACGCTTTCCCAACTTAAAGTTACGGAATTTTTCTGATATTTCAAAATATTTTGGAAGTTATTTTCGCCCGCATCCTTACCATCTAACTTAATGTTCCTCACCACCTTTACATATGATTTAATTTTGTTATATAATACCAATGCATCCTCTTGAGCATCGGAATCTAAGCAAATATATACCTCAGGATTGGTATTTTTTATAGCCCCCATTAGGGTATTTTGAACGAATTTACCTAATAATGGGATAGCATTTCTTTTTAGAGCAATCGCATCGAATACACCCTCACATAAAACAATAGGTTGCTTCCAGTCAATTTGATTAGAAAATACTATAACATCTTTAGATACAGGTGGATTTTTGTATTTTTGTTTCTCTTCTGGAAATATACTTCTTGCTATAAAATAATTTAATTGATTTTTACTATCATATGAAGGAACGATAATTCTACCACCATATAATCCTTTTGGACAAAATCCTATATTATACCTAATAATATGTTTTTTAGTAATACCTCTTTGTTTAAGATATGATATTGCATTTCGTTCTAATGGATTTGCAATACTATTTGATAATTCTAATGCTGATTTAAACTCCGGTGGTAAAAATAATTGTGATGTATTTTCGGTTTCTTGTTCGTCATCTTCTGCTGTAATGTTATCTAATAATTCTTTAATAGAACCACCCCAATCATCTTTTAATTTCTTTCGGATTTCTTCACTTATTCCACAACGTCCTACTAAATCACGTAGGTCTAAATCATTCATTCCAATTCTCTTACCTAAATAAATAAGATTACCACCTGCATTACAAGTCCAACAATGAAACTTATGAGTCTTATCGTTTATTTGTAACTTTGGTTTGTGATGATGACAGAAAGGACAATGATATGCATGCTCATTTTTCTTTAGAGCTTTGCTAGGTCCGATGTACTTATCAAATAGTTGTATTATCTCCATATATCAAATATACGGAAAATAGTTGAAATTACCAAATTATTCGGAGAACCATTCGTCTGGTATCACCTTATCTGCATACTTAAATCCATGTTTATCACACCAATCGGCGTAAGTAGTTTTGGACTTTTTAGTTATTTTGTTCTTTGAATTGGTAAATACGAAACGAATATCTAATGTAGGATTCTGTTCCTTAACCAATAGATGTTTTTTTCTATCTTGTAATACAAACCTACCTTTCGTTTCTACCCTAATATTATTGGGTAATTTAAAATCTGGACTATATGTGTGAGGTGAGGAAGGTATAATATAATTAACCTTTTCAGTTTCATATTCTACCTTAATACCCATTGATTCGATTTGTTGGGAAACCGTATCTTCTAATCCACTTTTATAACCATTCTTCTTTGCTACCCAACCTTTTTTTGTAACCTTTTTTGCCATTATTATTTTCTAGTATTAACCGAAGTATATTTCTTAGTTGGTGTATATGGTGCTTCTTTACCACCATTGGTACTCAATACATCAAATACTTTAACAGTTTTAATACCATTTGCATCAACCATATTAAACTCTGATTTATCACCTGTTTTTAAGTTTGGTGTAAATCCGTTAACTGCTTCAATTCCAAATTTTTTGTTTTTAATAAAATCAACGGCTTGTTTATCAGCATTTTTTTCTGCTAATTTACTTTTATTGTATGTGTCTATAATTGCCATAATGTGTTTTGTTTAATATAAATATATGTTAAGTATCAATTCTTACTAAAAAGTTTACAGGAAGGTCCGGAGTTGATTTAATTGGTGTTGCTAATTTAGCTACTGCTACCATATCCATATTCTCATCATATAAACCAATTGTTGTAACATAAGGTGCTATAAATGAACCCGTTTGGTCTATTGATGAACTATATTCGTAATGGTCAAATCCACCCCATCCACTTAATGTAACACTCGATGTTATATATTTACCTAATACTGGTAAATAACTACCGGATAGAAAGGTATGTTCGGAGTAGTAATCATTTTTAATAACTGCTGCATCATATTTACTTGTTCGTTTAGTTCCTTCAAATGATGTAGTATATTCTACATTTTGTAAATTAATAAAATCTACTGCTGTTGGATTAGTTGATGTATTAAATTCATCTTCATCTACTACTAATAAAATTTCGTTTTCATAAATAGTATTTGTAGATTGATAATTTAATTGCCAATCATAATCCAACATATTGTTTCTAACTGTATCTGTATCTCTAGTAATTACAATAATACCATGTGAATAAAATACATTACCCATTATAATCGTAGATACTTTTAAATTTCCATTTATATCAAATCTTCCTAACCATGATATAAAAGATGTTTGCATATCTATTCTTACTAAATAAAATACATAATCAAATTTAATCTTAAACACACCGGTCTCAATTTCAATACTTGGACCATCTTCATATGGCATCAATTCAGCAATAAGTTCAGTACCATTTGGATCTTCAAAAATAAACAAAGAATTGTCTACATCAATACGTTTAAATAAATATGAGTTATAATTGGATGATAAATTACCAAATCCATCATCTACAATAGTTTCGTTTAATAATTGTGATGTAAGTATAACTGAATTTGGTTTTATTTCTTCTCCAAATTTTATTTGTGGAACTTGAAAAACATAGGCCTTATCATTTAAAACTCTTTGTTTAACTCTTTCAATATCAGTATATGTGGGTTTTATTGTACCATAGGATGTATATAGATTATGAGGGTCTCTATAATACATTGTTCTTAATTGATGCCAAGTACCATTTTCTAATGCTTCTTCCGTAGTTAATGTATCATAACTTCCAGGATGATTATATGCTAAAGTTGCATCATATCCATCAGATATTACTATACTATTATCAACAATTGAACCACTATATGTAGAACCACTTGAATAAAATTCACCATCTATAAATGAACCCGTATAAAATGTACGAGTTGCACCAAAATTCTTATAAACCTTAAATGGTCTAAGTGTAATATCCGATTTAGGTATTTGTTTTAACATAATCTAATATAAATATTCTAATAAACAAAAACCCAACTTTTTTAAGGTTGGGTTTCTTTTATCTTGTTTGATTTTTGTTCTACGATACTTTCAAACAATATCTTAGAAATCTAATTTAACTTTTACCAATACTTCTTTACTAAATGATTTAGCGATTGGTTTAGATGTTTTAGCTACTGCAATCAATTCGTTTGAATCATTGTATAATCCAATTGTAGTAGGATAAACAACAGGATCAGTTGTAAATGCTGCGTTATAGAAATCACCTTGAGAACCAGTTACAAATGTAGGGTTATTAGAATAGTTAAATTCTCTATTGTTAACTCTTACAAAGTAATGTGCGGTTGATACGTTTTCAATTCGTCTTGCTTCAAAATCTGCACCACCACTAATTGCATTAAACAATTTAATATGATTAAATGCATTAGCCGTTGTAGTTGTAGTAGGTAATATTGTTTGAGCACCTATTGTAACCGCTAATGCCGTTGGATTGAAAATTAAAATACCATAATCAGGATAGAATTTTCCAAAACCTTGTCCGTTTGATGCAACAGTACTAGATGTAACAGCTCCTGAATTTGATCCTAACATTAATGAACCACTTACAATGTTGAATTCGTTTGTACCACTATTTGTAGTATTAAACTTCTCACCACTATTATCGATAAATGTAAATGAACCACTTGTACCAGTCAATGTAATTTGCCAGTTTCCAGCATCCATTCTTTCTCTATAATTAGCTCTACTTAAATTAATTATATAAATATCATCAGAACTATACGCATCTTCAGTTGAACCAGAATAGAAACGAAAACTAGTTTCATTTGTATCTGTTAATAATGCTCTATATTGTGCGTAAGTTGCTTTTGTTGGTAATGTTGAATTATCATCAGTTCCCAAATCAGTAGCACCACCACCTGTTTTATGTCCATAAGATACTGCAAACTCAACTGCGGAAGAACCTGTATTAGATGAACCATATACATTGTAGTAATACTCATCAGTTGCAGAACCACTACCACCTGCTGCTGCAGTAGAACTAGTGAAAAATGTAGTTAAACTACCACTACCATTACTCCAAATACCAGTTGTTACTATTTCATTTTTAGCAGTAACGATATCTGTTGTATTAAATGCTTTATAAACTGAATTTGTTGTTACTCCAGTTTCCATTACTAACTTTTCACCTGTTGTAAGGTAATTATTAATAATAGTTGCTAATTGTGTTGTATCTATTGCACCATTAGATGCTTGCTTTTGCTGAGTTAGATAATTTGCTAAATCATTGGTAAGTTGTGTACCAGTATTTGATCCTAATTGTGCCATATTATTTTTTCTTTTTTATTATACTGCGGCTACATATGTAACAGTCACAGGAATAGTTATACTACCACCTGTTTCGTTACCAAATATAGTTAAAGTTGTTGTTATGTTTGAAGTTAATGAACTATTAGGTATAAATGTAAATGTTAATCCTTTTACTACTTCTGCAGTTGCAGTTACACTATTACTAAATGTAGTAGTTGTAGTATTTACATTTGTTAATCCTTCACCTACAATCGTACCAGCATTTTTATTACCCAATACTGCTGTATATCCACCATTTTTATTTCCTGCTGGAGAAGTAGATGGATTAATAGGAAATTGCCCACCGGTTGTTTTAGCTGCAATTAAAGTTGCATTTAAAGAAACTTGTGGTATCTTTGTTGTAGATTTTGGTAAAGTTACTAATTTGTACTTTAATGCCTGAGTTTCATCCGGACTAGCTTCTAAGATTGGAGTTGCTAAAATAGCGGAATCATAATATGCAGAACCTTTTGGATGTGCTGCACTATATAATGTGTAATCAATTTCATCATCACCCAACGCAAATTGAGAAATGTTTAAAGGTTGCCCGGCTGCTAATTTTTCTCTTCCCTTTTTTGTAAGGATAGCATCTACCGTAATCGTTGTGTTATCTAAATATGCCATAGTTTGTTTATTATTCTTTTATAAATATATAAAATATTTTTTTGTTACATTATTTTTAATCTACTTCTAATATTGGTTCAGATGTATTTCTACCTTGTTTATTAATTCTAAGAACTGTTGGGTTGGTTGTGTATTCTTCAACTGGAGATTTACCATCAATGGTGTTCCATAGTTTATTACCATCTTTATCAAAGTAACTATAAAATTTAGAACCATTATAAAATAAATTTTGTAATCCAATATGTTTATTACCTTTATAAATATAATGTGATGGTAAATATCCACTAGCTGTTGTTATTCCAAAAATATTAGGGTCATTTGCTAAACTTCCACTTACACCAATATCTTGAATAATTAATTCATTATGATAAGATGATGTTAATACATTTGTATAAATACCACCTACACTTGCACTTGGTATTATTATTGTATCTTTCTTTGTTACCATAAATGCTCTAATACCTTTAGATTTAAATGAACCATTTTCTTCGTAATGATATTTTCCATATCCATTATTAAAATATGTATTAAATCCATATTCACTATATTTGTCATCTAAACCAACAATAGTAGCTCCACCAAATAAATCATATTGTGCTAATATAGTTGGATCTTTTAATTTAAAATCAATTGTTCCTTCGTATGTATCGTATGTTGCTGAAACTAAATCTTCAACAATATCACCAATAGTTGCATCATATGTATTATATTCACCGGCTATTGTTGTAACTTCTTCGGTTGAAATACTTGCTTCATATGTGTTATATTCACCACTTAACACATCAATTGATTCGGATAAATTTAAATTACCCTCATAGGTATCAAATGTAGAATGTAATGTTGTAATCGTTGTATCACTAATTACACCTTCTAATTGTGTATTTTCAGCAGTTGGTTTAGTATGTTTAACTTTACTTCTTTCTAAAAAGTGTGGTGCTATAAGTAAACCAGTTGTTGCTTTAACTCTTGCCGGCAACATTTGTTTAATATTAACAAACAATGATTTATCGTAGTATTTAATTAAACGAATAAAATCATAAATGTTTCTATTACTAACTCTTTGGAAATAGTAATTCCTTAATTTTTCTAAATCTTTGTAAGTATTGTTATATTCATCCGCGGGGTCACCAAAGTAATCATCAATTGCATCACCACCAAATGATTTTGCAATATTCAAATCTAAATCTTTATTAGGTGAGAAAAATAATCCCAATCTATTGGAATCATTAGCTGCTGTATCAAATGCTTTTTTAGTTACTCTTTTTGTTGGAGATAAATCACCTATTAATTCTTGTCCTTCAATTCTAATTTTATTATTAGATAATCTTGTTACACCTGTGTTTGGTAATTCAACGGCTGAATCTTTACTTCTATATAGGTAGTTCCAATGTTGATGTGAACCGGTATTATATTGAGATGCTGAATCGAATCCACTTGCACTAACTGCACTCATATAAGAGTTAACCGGAGCAACGTTTTTAATTGAACCACTCGGATATAATGAATGTGGATATTCAAAATCTAATCTTACTAATAAATCATCAGTAGAAGCTGAAATATAATTACCAATCATATTTTCACTATCTAATAAATGAATATCAAATAAAGAAGCACTTAATGCAGATTTCCATATTTTAACATCATCCAATTCACCTCTAAATCCACCTATGTAAATATTAGAGCCGTTTTCCCAAACATTATTAGCCGCTGTTGTATAATCTATTCGTTTTTTAACAATTCTATCTTTTTCTGCATAACCATAATAAATTGTAAAATCAGAATTTGAGCCATCATATTCTTTAGTTAATAATATTGTATGAAAATTACCATCAAAAAATGTATATGGGAGTGTATTAAATAAATTAACACCTTCTACATTTAATCCCAATGTACCATACTGTGTATTAATAGTATCATTAATTTCAACTCCACCAGTAATGTATAATTTAAATCCACTACCACTAACTAAATTAATAGATGATGAATACTCTGGTTTTATTACTAATTCAATTGATTGTGGTTTTTTACTTCCACTCCAACTTGCTGTAATATAAGAATTGTCATTAAATACTAATGTAGGACTTTGTGTTTCATATGTAAATAACGATGCCGATGCTAATCTATTATCCGCCGGCCCACCAAATTCCATTATAGTTAATGCACTTTGAGGAACACCATAACAACTCATCAATGCTTTAATACCTCTACCAGTACCTTTGTGTTTCAATAGGTAAGGTAAGTTATTAGATATTCTTCTCCAAATCTTTTTAGTATATTCTTCAGGTGTAATAGTGTAACCATCAACCTCATCCATAATATCGTCACCATCTGCATCTTGTCCAAATGTATAATTCCAAAGTTGTTTATTAGAATTAAGATTTTTAGCATCCCAACTTAATGATTGTAAATAGTTGTAAAGTAATTCATCATTTATACCATATGAATTATTTTCACTTATTAATCTTTGTTCTGTCATTCCTTTGATATAAGTGTGTATAATATCAAAGTGATTACCAATCATATCTAAGAATAATAAAAATTCATCATTCTCCGAATTATCATTTATAAACAATGGTATATTGTTTTTTAACGAAGATAAGTTATTATCATCATAAACCGATGCTGACTCATATGTACCAACAAACCAATTTTGTAAAGTAGAATTTGTATCGGTTATATAAGTAGCCCCACCATCAGTAAAAGAACCGGTACCCGTTAATAGATTAAATCTACCACCAGGAAATGATTGATAAGATGCAGTATCTGCTGTGAATGTTATTGAACTACTTACTAAACTTTTTTCCCAACCATCAAACCCACCTACTAACGTAGAAAGTGTATCAGTATAAGTTTGAATATCATTTAATGTAATAACACTACGGCTTTCATAATAAGATGCACTTAAAAATGTAATCTTATCTTCATAATATTCTGCTAATTCTTTTTTATATCTAAAGTTAGTTAATCTTTCCTTTGCACTACTATATTTTACAAAATTAGAAAAGTCAGAATAATCTATGTTTATCTTAGCCGTTTCTACTAAATTATCAGTAAGATATTTATCTACTAATTGTTGAGATGTTGACGAACCACTTAATATTAAATCATTATAAGATTCATATACCGTTGATTGTCCCTTTACATAATCAGCCTGAATATTAAAATTAGGTGCTCTTAATGGTAACGTATTATCTTCAGGATTACTATTAATAATTAC